CCTGTGAGTGGGGAGGCGATCCCCCACTGGGCCGAGCGTCGCGTGGCGCCCGGAGAGTGTGTGTGAAGCCGGGGTGTGGGGCTCTGCGGTCGCACCGTAGATGGTCCTGTCAGGGACCCCCGTCCCGGGGCTCGCTCTACCTGCGCGATGCCAAGACGTAGGGAGCGAGTGGAGGTGGCGTGAGGCGCTCAAGCTGGATCTGTGCCATCCAGCGAGCGCCAAGTTGGGCCTCAGCGGCGGAGATCATTGCGCAGGGCTGGGCGTTGCTGACGGCGGCGTGCGGCGCGTACGCCCGCCGCGATGGCGGGGACGATGCCACCGGTGACTGCCTGCCGCACGAGCTGCTGTGCCGCCTCGGCGACCCGCGCACGTGATGGCGCCGGTTGGGGAGCAAGCATGGTTTGGCCTTGGGCTTTGCCTTGGCCTTGGGAGGAGTGGTCGCCTCGAGACCCGTGTAACCCGCAATTGAGCGGTTGCCCGGGGCGGAGGCGGGGAGAAGATTGCTCAGCTCCAACTGACGCTGATGTGCCCACCAGCGTTCCTCCATACCCTCCTTAGGAGAGGGAGGGATCTTGGCAAGCCGCCAGAAGGCGGTGTTGAAGGATGGAATCATGTCAACTGTGGCCCGTATCGTGATGGTGTACTCCGGCAAAGAAGTGCCGGTAACCAGCACGCAAATGGGCGACCAAGGTACCCCCATCGTCGTAACTGCAGTAAGCGAGGTCGAGGTGTTACCATACACCTGAGTCCAGTTGCCGCTGTTGGAGGCGAAAGGAACGAACTCGATGGCCGTGCGATCACGCATGGAAGCGTGGAGGCACTTAGCCTGCAGGAAGTCAGCGAAAGCCCGGGGCAAGCTGCCTTGCTGCTCAATGATGGCCTCGGTGACGGCATAGAACTCAGGCGCAGTGGAACCCGAAACGACCGGGACAGATCCGTATGGCCACTTCATGAGCCTTACCACGCCGCCAGTTGTGGCGAGAGCTTGCGAACACATAAGCTCCATGCAGTACGAAGTGTACCTCCCGAGCATGCAGTTCGTGGCGCCAGATGTTGTCGCGGGCGTAATAAGGTTCTGAACGTACTGGTCGTCGAAAGGCGTAGAGGCACTAACGGCTGTCGTTGCGTCTGGGGGACTGACCGCCTGTGTGTAGGTGAGCCCAAGACGGGCGTCCCATGGAGCAAGAACGTGGAGCCGAGAGGTGGCCGTGTTGGCCGCGGGGAAAGTGTAGTTGACGAAGGCTGGGTAGGAGATGACGGGCGCCGTCTGGAAGGTTGGGCACGGCGGTGCCATCCGGAGCGGCGGGACGAGGGGCGCGCGAAGAGTGTGGCCGTCAAGCCGTGGCAGTACGTCACAAGACGTGGTCACTTGTGCCAAGTGGCCCGCTTGGACCTAAAGCATGTTTATGTGT